TACCTTATAGCGAGGGCTGCGGTGGTTTAATGTGGGACGCTTGGGGAGGAACTTCGGGTATTGAATGGGCAATTAATAAGTTAAATAAAATAGAAATGAAAGAACAAGTAAACGAGCTACTTCGTAAGATAGGTTTAAAAGCCGTAGAAGTAAAGCTAGAGCAAATTTTAACAGCGGACGGACAAGCAGCTTTAGAAGCTGAAGCATTCGAAGCTGGACAGCCTGTATTTATCGTTAATGAGGACGAGCGTATTCCTTTACCTGTAGGAGAGTACGAAATGGCTGAGGACATGATTCTTAAAATTGAAGAAGAGGGTATTATCGCTTCTTTTGAGAAAAAAGAAATGGAAGAGGAAGCTGCTGAGGTAGAAGCTGAGGAAAAAGAAATGGAAGAAGTAGCTGCGAGCGAAGAGCCAACTGCTACACCTGTAGCTAAGAAAGTAGTAGAGTCAGTATCTAAAGAAACTTACTTCTCAGCTGAGGAGAGAGAGTCTTTAATTGCTGAGTTGAAAGCTCAGATTTTAGCAGAACTTTCTAAAGAGGACGAAAAAGAGGAAACTACAGAAGAGGTAGAACTTTCTAAGCCTATCCAACATAACCCTGAGAACGCACAACCTAGAGAGCAGATTTCTTTTAACAAAAAAGAGCAATCTTTGAAGTCTATGGTATACGACTTAATTAGTAAATAATAATTTTTAAATAAATAACAATGGCAACAACAACATCAATTACTACTACTTATGCGGGAGAGTTCGCGGGTAAGTATGTAGCTGCTGCGCTTTTACCAGCGCCAACAATTGCTAACAACCTTATTACGGTTAAGCAAAACGTGAAGTACAAGGAAGTACTTAAAAGAGTAGGTCTTAATGACATCGTAAAAGACGGTTCTTGCGACTTCGACCCTACATCTACTTTGACTCTTACAGAGCGTATCTTAGAGCCAAAAGACCTACAAATTAACCTTTCTTTGTGTAAGTCTGATTTTCGTTCTGACTGGGAAGCTATCGAAATGGGTTATTCTGCATTCGACAACCTACCTAAGAACTTTTCTGATTTCTTAATTGCACACGTAGCGGAGAAGTCTGCTGCACGTAACGAGCTTTCTATTTGGCAAGGAGATAAAACTGTAACAGGACAGTTTGACGGATTCGAAACTTTGTTAGCTGCTGACACTGAATTACCAGCTGCTCAAGAAGTAACAGGTACTACTGTAGATGCTACAAACGTAGTTACTGAGTTAGGTAAAATTATCGATGCAATGCCTAATACTCTTTACGGACGTGAAGACTTGAGACTTTATGTATCTAACAACATCTTTAAAGCTTATGTACGTGCTTTAGGTGGATACGGTGCTGCTGGACTTGGTTCTAACGGTTTTGAAGGAAAAGGAAATATGTGGTACACTACAGGAGGAGCTTTGTACTTCGACGGTATTCCTGTTGTAATGTGTCCGGGTATGTCTGCTGACACTGCTATCCTTTCAACTATTGATAATTTGTATTTCGGTACTGGTTTGCTTTCAGACCACCAAGAAGTTAAAGTTTTAGATATGGCAGATTTGGACGGTTCGCAAAACGTAAGAGTAATTATGCGTTTTACAGCTGCTGTAAACTATGCTTTTGCTGCTGACGTAGTTACTTACGGAATCGTTAACGCTGTTAACTAATAATTGAATTACTAACTTTTAAAGGGGGTGGGTATACGCCCGCCCTTTTTTATAATACTTAAGATATGGCATGTGATATTACAGCTGGAAGACTTGAGCCATGTAAAGACACGGTAGGAGGATTAGACGCGGTGTATTTCATCAATTATGATGATTTACCAGCAGACCAAATTACCCTTGACGTAGATAGCCAAGTTACAGCAGTAGGGGGAACACCTACAGCATACAAATACGAGATAAAAGGAACGTCTAGCCTAGAGAGTGCTATTAACTCTTCTCGTGAAAACGGTACTACTTTCTTTGACCAAGTTTTGAACTTGATGTTAAAGAAGCAAGACCTAGCAACGCACAAAGAGGTAAAACTTTTAGCATACGGACGACCTAAAGTTATCGTAAGAGACAATAACAATAACTTCTTTTTAGTAGGTTATGAGCATGGAGCAGACGTTAACGGAGGCTCTATTGTTACAGGTGCTGCTTTTGGCGACATGAGCGGTTATAACTTGACTTTCCAAGCAATGGAGAAACTACCTCCTTTGTTTATGAATGCAAGCTCAGACCAAACTTTAGCAGATTTAGGAATGAATGTTCAGTTAGGAGACGGCACAACTGTTACGCCTACGCCTTAATTTTTCATAGTTTAATTGTTTATTAAGGGGCAGCTTTCGGGTTGCCCTTTTTTTATTTGAAACAAAATGAGCTTTTAACGTATATAAGTTATGATAATACTAGAAGAGACAGGAACTGCTCAAACTTTTAAAATAGTGCCTCGTGAATTAGTCGCGGACAGCATGGTAATTTTAAACGAGCTTACGGACGTTTCAGAGACTTATGCAATTACGCCAACAGTAGATAGATATTATTTAGTTATCGAAAAGGTACTTAATTTGAAAGAAGGAAACTTCTATACATTAGAGGTAAAGAACGGCAGCGAGATAGTTTACAAGGGTAAGATATTCTGTACTAACCAAAGTATAAGCACTTACTCAATAAACAATAACGAATACACAAGCTATAGCAGCACAAACGACTACGTTACATATGAGTGATATTAAAATACTTAATTTGGCAGCTTATGAGCAGCCTGAGATAAAAGAGGACACTCGTAACGAGTGGGTAGAATACGGAGAAGCTAACGACTACTATAACTTCTTGATTGACCGTTCGAGAAAATCTACGACTAACAGCGCAGTAATTAATAACATTTCGCGTTTAATTTATGGGCGTGGGCTTCATGCTATGGACGCTGCTAGAAAGCCGTCGCAGTACGCTGCTATGCGTTCTATATTTAGCCCTGAATGTTTACGTAAGGTGATTAAAGAGCTTAAGATGTTAGGCGCTGGACATTTTCAAGTACACTACGACGAGAAGCATACTAAAGTTATTAAGGCTTACCATATACCTACTAATTTAATACGCCCTGAGAAGTGCAACGCTGAGGGAGATATAGAAGGTTATTACTATTCTGACAACTGGGAGGACACTAGAAAATTTGCCCCTAAACGTATCCCCGCTTTTGGTACTTCAAAAGAAAAGATAGAGATACTATGTATTAAAGATTACGCTGTAGGTGTTAAGTATTTCGGAGAGATTGATTACCTCGCTGCTGTACCTTATGCAATACTAGAAGAGGAGATAAGCGACTACTTGATTAACGAGGTACAAAACGGCTTTAGCGGTACTAAGGTTGTTAACTTTAACAACGGAGTGCCTGACCAGGAGAAGCAAGAGGAAGTAAGCAGAAAGGTATTAAACAAACTTACAGGCTCGAGAGGGCAAAAAGTAATAGTAGCTTTTAACAACAACGCCGAAAGCAAAACAACGGTAGACGATATTCCGTTAAACGATGCACCAGCACACTACGAATACTTAAGCAAGGAAGCAGAGCAAAAGATATTAACAGGACATACAGTAACGTCTCCTATGTTAGTAGGTATTGTTACAGATAACCAAGGCTTCAGCTCAAACGCAGACGAGATAGAAGTAGCAGCACGTTATTTTTACAACGCTACTATACAACCTTTTCAAGAATTAGTTATTGACGCTATAGATAAGATATTAGCGTTTAACGGTATTTCTTTAGACCTTTACTTTAGACGTTTAAATTTACTAGAAGAGATAGAGGTACAGGAACAGGAAGAAGAGCAGCAAGCAGAGCAGCAGTTAAGCAGAATTACAGACGACCAAGGCGAAGCACTTTTAGAAGTATTAGACGGTGAAACAATAGACGAAGACTGGGAGCTAGTAGATAGCCGTGAATACTCAGAGGATAACGAAACTATAGAGGCGTGGGCTAACAAGCTGATTAAAGAGAAAAAGACAGTATTACAAAAGTTAAGCGACTTTATTAAAAGCGAGCCTTCACGTTCTAGTAATTTAGATAAGTCTGTTTATAAGGTACGCTACGAATACGCGGAAAAATACTCAAGTTCAGAAAGTAGAGGTTTTTGCGCTAAAATGATGCAAAGAACAGCCAGCGGAGTAGTTTACAGATTAGAGGATATAGACAAGGCAAGTAGAGCGGGTGTTAATCAATCTTTCGGACACAAGGGAGAGCCGTACGACTTGTTTAAGTACAAAGGCGGGGTTAACTGCGGACATTTTTGGCAAGAGAATTTATACCGATTAAAAAAGAAAACAGACGGCACTTATTATAAAGATAAAGCGTTAAGCAGCTCCGAGGAGGTTGCTAGTATTCCTAAAAGCTACAGCCCTAAACCTTGGGGAAGCGCAGAAAGTAAGATAGCTCCTAAAGATATGCCTAACAACGGACATCACCCAAATTATAAAGGATAATGGCAAAAGCACTACTAATAACTAGAGACGATATAGTAAAAAAGACAGCGTTAAACGGAAACGTAGACGTAGACTTATTTATTCAGTTCGTAAACATAGCACAAGACACGCATATACAGAATTACTTAGGTACTGACTTACTCGAAAAGATACAAGCTTTAATAGTAGCGGGAACTTTA